AACGTCAGGCGGGTGCCTGCTACTGGGGCGGTGGCTATGCCCATGGCCTCATTATCGGTATCGACCGTGACAACGGCTGTCCCACCGTCAGCGTCCAGCACCTGCACGGCGGTTGTGGAGTCGACTGCTGGTTGGATGGATACGTTTCCATCATCCGTCACCGCCGAGTCCTCAAACCCGCTCGCGCCCATCTTGGGGATATTATTAGTAGTCACATCTGCAATTACTAATTGTCCTCCAGTTGCAATAACCAGTGATCCATCGACTCCTTTTCCTTCTCTTACAATTTCTCCATCAACAGCAAAAACAGAAGAAGAAAGGAGAAGAGAAAATACAAGGCTCAATATTAATTTCTTATACATAACAACCTCCTAAGCATTCGTGGCTAAACCACTTGCCCCAACCCAATAATTATCCGAAGTCTTTCTTAGACGAATCTGACTATATCCACTAACAAGAGGAAAATCATAACCTATTTTAATATTTCCAGATCCATCCTTAATTGTTATAGTTGCAGCTCCATCGGTATAAAGAGTTATTTCATCTCCAACCGTTCCACCATTAATCGTTACAAGATCATCTGCAACACCGCCTTCTGGAGAAAGGCAATATAATCCAGGATTTCCGATAGAAATAATACCAGAAGAAACAGTTTCACTCACTGCTGTTCCCCAATTAGTTCCAGATTGGGATGATCCAGGAGAAGAATGTGGAATAATCATTGTTCCAGAATCTAAAGACATTTTCTTTTCCTCACTTTCATCTCTTATTTAGTTATATTTAGCAAATCTTTTAGGAATATCAGTATGCACTTCAGCATTAACAACTCCAGTTGCATTAGCACCATCGTTATTCGTTAATACTAAATAGAGACTACCTTTAAGCGGAGAATCTCCATTCATCCAACCAATTTCTAATCCGGTATCTTTTCTGTATTGATTTATATTTTCAACTCTATAAATCTCATCTAAAGAATTTACTTGTCCATTTGATTTCGTTCTTAATGAAACATCGAAATCAGTAGAATCACAAGAGACAGCCATGCCTCTTAACACTCCAGAGTGGAATTTATCACCAACTGCTACTCCACTAAGAAGATCCAACTCACCACCTCCTGTACTGTCAGCAGAAATACTGCTAAAGGCGTGACGAGTTAAGCTAGTTCTTTCATAAATACGAATCATGATTGATTTCCTCCATTAATTTTCTTTAGTTCTGTTAGTAGGGTTTCTATTTCTATCAGCTCGTTTACTTGTAGGATTCTTTCTCCTACGATCGGCTGTTTGATTTGTACTTACAGCTCTAGTTTTCTTTCTGGGAGCTATGCCTTTTGCCTTATCTTTTTTAGGTTTATCTGAATTCTCATTCTCACTATTATTACTATTAAATCCACTCATATCAGGAGTTTTAGCTTCCATCATTTCTTTCAATTCTTCTTGTTCCATTCCAGTTGCATCTTTCCAAGTCTCTAAAGGAACTTCAAGAATTTTCGCCATCTGTTCAAGAGAAGGCACGAGATTAGGAGCAACCCCCATTTGAACAAGAGTATCAATATTTCTCAGCATTTCAACAAAAATCTCTTTCATTGTAATCTTGCGCTCGAACGAAAGAGGCTCAAGTCTAACTCTTGCTTGCCTTACTTTTTCTGGAGGAAAGTTTGCTTCAACAAAAGGACTAATTATATCTTTATTAACAGCATCTTCGAAATCCGTTATAAGACCCTTTTCTGTCATGAGAAAAATATCTGCAGATACAGAATTAGAACCACTTGTTTCACCACTGCTGTTCGACACAACACTTTCAGGAATAAACAAAGCCCTGAGGCATCTAGATTCTAAATGACTAAGGGCTTCTATGAACATTGGCGCTCTAGCATCATCTGCTAAGAACTTGAGATCCCACATATTCTCCGAACCGTCTTTATTCGCTTGGTACGGAAGAACTGCAACGCTTGAAGATATCAGAGAAGTAGCCACCCTTAAAGCCAACGCCAAGTTATCCGTTTCTGACCCTGAGGAGTCCTGAGAGCGTCCAGGAGGGGCGGTCGCAACAGTAGACGGCGTACCACGCCTTTCAAAATACTGCATCATAAATTGAAGTAAAAGAGTTTGGTAATACCATACGCTATATGCGTTCTTTAACCTAGAGGTTCCAAATGGGTTCCCAAACTCTTTATCGTGAGTGAAGAGAAAGCATTTTCTTATAGGAAGAATAATATCATCTCCTCCAACAGCAGCCTCTTGCACAATCTCTATAAGATTTTGTTTATCATCAAACTTCATCTTAATTGATTCAGGATGATTAGGTTTAATCTTTTGATAATAAACAATATCTCCAGTATAATAAACAATTTCTTTCCCTTCTTTATCAATATCTGAAACTTTAACAGTTTCTCTAGTCCAAACTTTTTCATGACAAGCAAAACCGTAATCAACAGCCATAAGGCTAGATTTAACAAGCCCTTTCCAAACTTTCTTGAGCATCCACTCAACAGTCTTGCCAATATTTATATCATCACATTCAACAATCCAAGGCAATGATATAATAGGCATTTTAATTATAGCAAGACCAATTGAAAGCTGATAATTCCTACGCATTTGTGAATAAGTCTGAACATCAATTGTATCTGGATTAGCATCTGCTCCAGACCACTTACCACCAGTAGAAAATAGCGGATTAGAATAAGAAGTCATTTCTTTAAAAGAAATAGGTTCATTTCCTTCTTTTCTATATTCTCCTTTTTTCTTATTCCCTTTTGCTTTACCTATAGGAACAACTTTAGCCTTTTCTTTCAAAAAATCAGCAAACTCTTTCTTAAGCGTATCATCAAAATGAGACATTATCATCTTAGCCATAGGATCATCAACGCTTGGTCCTTTATTAACTTTTGGAACTTTAGATGAAACGACTCGAGTCTTTTTTGCTTTAGCCATTCTATACTCCTCTTGCATGTAAATCTCTAACTGTTTCAGGATATTTTAAATTTGCAACACCCAATGGCATTCTTGTTCTAGGAGGCGGTATCTTCTGGAAAGATCTAGCAGTTCCTATAGGAACAACTCTAGGCTGAATAATTAATCTTTCTCCTGATACATTTGGAATATTAAGGCTTCTACGCATAGCTCTTTCTCCAAAAGAAGAAGCCATAGCAATAGACCAAAAAATATCTCCATGATGATTCTTATTCTTTTCCGCATCGAATATAAATCTTCCAGATTCAGTTACTTTTCTCTTAATTGAATGGATCTGAGTCTTAACTTCTTTCTTATTAGGCAAAGCCACCATTTGCTCTTCTAATCTAATACGAAAATCAGCACAAATTTCTTCTTTCCAATCATTTGTAAAATGTATAGGATCAACTCTCCAAGAATAATCAGCTAATTCTTCAGCCATATCCTCACCTATACCACCACTATCTATCTTCATTTTAAGCCTGGGGAACATGTCTAAGCATCGTTTAAGATAGGCTTTCTGATGCTTAAATTTCTTATTTCGGAAAGTTTGTAAATGCCTGATTATTTGAAGAGGTGAACCATCTACCTTTATTTCTTCTATAATAGAAAATTCACCATTATTTTGTTTTCTACCAACATCATATCCTGCATAAAGATTAGAAGAAATTTTGCCATTGTTTACATCTGTTATTAAGCCTTCCAGATCTTCATATAACCTGAAATTAACATGTGGATATTTTTCAACAATAGGAAATGTAAGCTTTTCTGAATACTCATCATCTTGAAGAAAGATATCATCAATTGTAACTTCATACACGCATTTATTAATAAGGTCAATTGGGAAAAAAGAAACACTTTCATCAACATGCAGTAATTCATATTCCTGTTGGAACTGTTCAATATCCATAGAAATATAAATGCCAATAATTTTTTCAGAACCATATGTAGCAACACGTTCTTCTGTAGACATTGTAGGAGCTACTTTTTTAGCTTCCTTAAATTTCCCAAGCTTAACAAAATCGATACAATCCCACCAATAAATTTCATGATAAGTATAAATCCTACGATAAGCTTCTTTCTCAATTATGTCATAATGAATACCTTTTTTACCCAACGGAGAACTTCCAATAGTAAGCGTACCAGTCCCACGAGTGATAATAGGTACAGCAGCAACATAAATAGCTTCACCCCAAGTATAATGAGCTGCCTCATCAAGATATACATCTACATTGCCACCTTTACCACGAGGTTCTCTTTGTGCATGAGAAATAATCCTGGTACGAGAAGCTAACTTTCCATTCTTACTTTCAAATTCAACAGAATGCTTATTATCTACAACTATCCTCTTCTGAACAGACAAAGGCATAGACTCATACAAGCCTCTTGCATAAATAATCTTTTCATTAGCTTCTTCTTGATTAATTGAAATAAAAATAGAAGTGTGATGCTGTTCTAGGTGAGATTTAGCAAGAGATCTTCCTGCATATATATACGAAAAACCAGTCTGGCGACTTTTATCTACATGGATAAAGAAAGAACGATCTAGAAGATACTTGATCTGATAGCCATATAATTTGGTGGGTTTTCCTAAAACATCTGAAGTTAAACCTTCTAAGAAACCTGGTTCAGTAGCAAGCCACTTATCAATTTCTTCAGTAGCTTCGCTGCCAGTTTTCTTAACAACTGCTGAAGGCGCTTTCTTAGCCTTCAACATATCCTTAACAGTTGTTTTAGACGAAATAAAAGAATCGTTTTTCTTTTTCTTCGCTTTAACCTTTATTGAGGATTTGGTCTTTTTAACTTTCTTAATCTTCTTTCCAGCTAAAACACTACCCAACTCCTCCGGCTTCACTTTGGTTACTTTCTTCAAGACTGCCTCCGCTGTCTTCACTAAGAAGTTTTTGAGGGGAAGGAGTAACATTTTTCATTTTTCTTCTTTGAAACTTCCCTGATAAAGACTTCTTATAACGATCTTGTAAGTGACTAAGATCAGTTACTCCGACCTTTGAAGTAAAAGCGCCTGGAGTATCTAAACGTAACTCTTTTTGTGTATCTACGATAATTTTATGTAATTCTCGAAGAGGAACATCTTTTAGCTCATCTTCAACCTCTCGCCTTCGCATTTCTTCATAAAGGTGAACAAGGCTTATCTTAGCCTGACTCATCATAAAGTCTTTTCCGACGCCGTGAACTTTATCTATTCTTTCTTCCAGTTCAGCAACAAAATCCGGGTCTTCAAAGAAGCCCTTTACGACTTTAGGTTGTGTATTAAGCTTTTTAGCAACATCTCTTATCGTCAAGCTTTTATCAACAAAATATCTCAGCGCAAGCTGTCTCAATAAATGCTCATCTGGAGTAAGAGATGCTGCAACCGCCCCTCGAGTATTAGCTTTTTTTACAACCTTCATGTGAACCTTCCATAAAATTAAAAATTTATAACATTAGACCCCATTGTAACACGGTTCCTGTATATGGCAATATAAAAATAATAATTAAAATTTCAGAAGACTCTCGAAAAAAATATAAAGACAAACAAAGCGAAGAAAACTTTTTTTAGGACGCAGTATATTAAAAAAACAACTAAAAAACTTTGGAGGAATATATGCCCAGAACTAAACTTGTGATTGACGGAAATTTACTCGCCAGAAGTTCTTTCTATAAATTTAAGAACCTGAAGACCAGCGTTTCTTTAAACGATCTGTCAGCTTTATCTAAACCTTTACAAAAAAGAATATTATCAGAAGTAGCAAACTCACAAGAAATATTAGATGAAATACTAAGTAACAAATCTGGAAATACAATAACTGTTAATAAATCAGGAAGAATAGAACAAAATCTAGAAAGAGTAAAACTCTTAGGAACAGAAATAGATATCTACACAGGAGTTTTATACGGTATGTTGCGTTCTATCCTTGTAGCAGTAAGAGATTACGATATAGGCAAGATAGTGATTTGTTACGATCCCTTAGACGGCTACGAAAAAGAGATCGTTCCACAAAAACATGAAATTTCTCCAACTTATAAAAATAGACCTAAAGATGCAGAAACAGAAGCTTTATTCTCTAACAGTCTAGCTTTAGCGATTTCTTTCTTCCACAAGATGGGTCTGGAACAAACGACTTCACAAAAATATGAAGCAGACGATATCTTACAATACTATACCCATGTTAAGTATAAGAAGAATAAATGCCTAGTAATGACAAACGATCATGATCTATATCAAATAATAGTTCCAGGGAGAGTAGCCTTATTAAGAAACAAAATGGAACCTAAACATTACAGAGCAAGAGATTTTACAAGAGAATATCAAATTAAGCCTTCGCAATGGTTAGACGTACAAGCTTTAGGCGGCTGTCAGACTGATAATATAGGAGGTGTTTATGGGATAAGTAACGAAACTGCAATAGACATAATCAGAGAGTTCGGTTCTCTAAAGAATTTTATAAAGAACTATAAAGATTCAGATCAACCCAAACGTATAATAACCGCAATGAAGAGGGAACAAAAAAATAGCTTTACAAATCTGAAAACTGCATATAAGCTAGTAAAACTATACGGAAAACAAAAAGGCTTTATCTCAGAGCTGTCTATAGCCCAATCAAAAAATAAAGCCGATACTAACCTAGCTTTAATTTTACCGTTTTTACAGACTTTAAAGTTTAAGTCCTTTTTAAACGAAAAAGCAA